CTGTCCTTATAAGCGAGCAAAGTCAGTTTTTACCCTCCCCTGCACCGTTTTGGATCAAAAATTATCAAAAAATAAATAAATTAAGATATATGCAGTGCGCCGCTGCGTATTGATGCTTCTCTTGCTGTCTTCTCTTTATGATGCGTTACGCATAGCCATTGCAGATTGTGTTCATCATTTGTACCTCCTGCCCACAATGGAATAATGTGATCGAGTTCATCACCGTTACCAACTTTTCCTTGTCGATCACATTCAACGCATAAGCGTGGATGATGTCTTTCGTATATTTTTTTTATTTTTATCCATCTTGTTCCTGTGATTCGTTGATCGTCATTGCTTATGCTACGCAATGTTGATTTCGCAAATCCAATTCTAGGTTTTAATGTTTGCAGTCTAGGTTTAGCCTTTGATCTCATTGCATTATTACCTTTTGACTCTTACTTTCTTCATGCCGTATTCATTTACTTCATTTGGTATTTCGATGTTGGGTTTCTTTACCAACTTCATGTGCTTGAATACATTGTAGTTTACATGATGATGGCATCTACCAAACTTCCATACCATTCTACTAACATCGGGATGAACTGCAACTTGCATCTTGCTCTTGGCTATTGTCCCTTCGTGTGAATAGAATTCTTTTGTATTTCCTCCACCTATTGTCTGCGTCCTTATCTTCTCTTGCAGGAAAGCATTGAACTGTACTGTGCACCATCCCGCTTTCAACATATCCAATGAGAGAATCGTATCTTCGTTGTATCTTCCTCTCCATCTGAAAGGTACATCATTGCGGATAAGATTGCAGGAATAGATACGAGTATTCAAAACGAATGGCGGCAATGCAGATGCCCCGAAAGCAAACATTGTGTAATTAGGTCCAGCCATCCCAATATTTTTATATCGCAACACAAAGTCTTCCATTGCTCTGAATATTGCGCCGTCAGCAACTTTGATACGTGCTGCATTATTCATTCGCCGAAAGCATTTGATGTTATCGTCCATCACCCAATGCCATTCGTATCCTTCTGACTTTGAATATTCCCAAATGAAGTTGCGGGCAGGACCCGGACCTGTGCTTTTGGTAAGACCTAGATCATCACATAACTCGTAAGTCTTTTTGAAAGCTTGGTCAAGCACCAACAGTTTGCTTTTATCTCCATTTACCGCTTTCAGATAATCAGCGTACTCTTGTTCTTCAATAACCAACCGATGCGGCACTTTGATTTCATCTAATGCCCTTGATGTAATCATGTACTGCGATCGTCCCTTGCTAGGGATGAATAAGGGAAATTGTGGATTAAGTTTATTCATCAATAGTTGTGTATCTAATATCTTTGAGGTCTCTTTGTTCTTTCTCAGGGAACCAAACTGATTTTGTTTTCTCTGTGTATGATTGACCAATCAAGCTAAAGAATTCTTGTACATCATCTGGCGTATCAAAATTTACAACTACTTTTCTATAGCAAGGATCCTCGCTGATAAATTCAGGCATCCCTTTCCATTCTTCATTAGCATCAGTGCCAGAGCCATCGTCAAAGATAAGAGCAAGCTCGGCATCATTAAAGCCTGTAATTTTGAAATCAAAATCATTTTGTTCTAGGAAATCTAATTCAAGTTTAAGTATTTCATTGTCCCAAGATGAGTTAATTGCAATTTTATTGTCAGCAATAACGTAGGCTTTTTTCCGCACCTCATCAAGATTACATAATTCAATTACTGGAACTTTCTTTAATTCCAATTTCTTTGCTGCCAGCAATCTTCCGTGACCTGCAATTACTCCATTTTCTCCATCCACAAGAATGGGATTTGTAAATCCAAATTCTTTTATAGATGAGGCAATTTGAGTTACTTGAGCATCATTGTGTACCCTTGAATTATTTACATAGGGAATCAATGAATCAGTATCTCGATACTCAATTTTTAATTCTTCCATCTCACTCTCCTCGGTTATTCGGCAATCCCTCGCCACTTCAAATTCTGATAGCATGATTTCCATTTAGCATCAGGATACTTGTCTGCGTACCATTGCTTGCCATCCCAATAGCAATATTCGATTACATCTGTTCTATAAATTGGGTAGAGCCTTTGATATATTCCAACTCTTGTAGGCACTTCCCATCCACTAAACCATTGGGTCAGTTTCATATCTCGCCTTTATTATCAACAGGAAAGGGCAGGTTGCATTCCCTTGCTGGCCGTGTGCAATATGCCACTGTCACCCTATGGCCTACCCTTTCTTCTTAATGCCGAGTCACCAGCGGAGGAGAGAGCGATTCTGGCCTCGGCTGCGAGAGTTTCTTAGCCACAACTCGCTAGGCTTCGTTGCATAACCTGATGACTTCCTTCCATGCGGTCTCAGGGCTATTTACAACGGCAATCTGTCCGCGCCACAATGAATGAAATATCTCTTGCTTCGCTGTTAATTTCTGTTGAGAAGGTGTCCTTGATCCATCTTTAATTTCTAACAAGACATTCTTTCCTCGAAAGCCGCAAACAATATCAGGGAATCCATCGCCAACTGTCGCTGTATTCGCGACTGATACGCCTTTAGAACGTAAGTATTCAACAATCTCTTTCTGATTGGTATCAGTCTTTGCTACTCTCATTTGAACCTCTTCTCGTACCACTCAACGCGTTTTTCAATCTTGGCATCATTTTCTTTTGTATACATAGCACAATCAATTTCACGCTCTAATGAATAGTAAGTTGCCAATGTTAAGGTGCAATACCCAAACCCATGTTTAGACATGGTTTTATCTTTTTGCAGATTTAGATATCTACACTCAAGACAACGCAAGATGCTTCACCTGATCCGCAGCGGCTTGCATTTCTAGTAGAGCTTTTTTACTTCCACCTTCCATGACTAGTTGCGCCTTATGTTGTTGCCCAATAAATCTTGGCGGTTGATTATCAAAGCCATGCATTCTGTTATTTGCATTACTGATACCAATAAGCACCGATGGATAGTCAGGCGTTTCGCCTTGCATTAAATACCCGCGATATCTATTCTGAAATTCGTTGGCAACAAAAGGCCAATCCTTTTCTTGCTTTGAGCCAAGAAATATCCAGCCGCCCATGTCTAGGATAACGCGATGAATAATTGCATCATCGAACACTACATCCGTATATGTGCCAACTTGCCTGATACCCGCATCAACCTTTGACCATGCTTGCGCTGCTCTGTCCGCAGTCTTGCCCTTAAGAAATTTATTGATATCGGCAATCTTGGGCATGAACTGACCAGAATCAGCATCTTGCGTATGTAACCAAAGAGCCTTTTCAATTGCCTCAAGATCATATTCTCGTAAGCCTTCCCAATAGATCGTGATCATATTCGGGCTTATTGTCTTGCTGTAATACTCGGCGATGACAGATAGGATGACGCTGAATCGTTGCTTGTCGTTATTAACCATGATTTTGTTCCTCCAACCATTGCATAACAGCAGCTTGATTACTTGTCGCCAGATTGTTTTTGACCGTCTGTCTTTGTGCAGTCACCTCAAACAATCCAGCCCATCCTCTCTCAATAGATTGCTCAATTACCAATTTCGGACTATAGCCATTCTTGTTGAGATCAACAAGTTTTTTTAGAGCCAATTGTTTAGCCTGTTCAGTCATAGGCTTTCTCATTGCTTTTCTATGAGCAACAAATGATTGCCAATCTGTTTCGCTCACACAATCAGGCAGCAACGCTGCCGTATCCTTACTGGTTATTGGTTTATGTTTTATGGTTAATGGTTTATGGTTTATGGTTGGTTGAACGTCCGTTCCTTCTGTTGTTGAACGCCCGTTGAACCGCCGTTCAGCGGATGCTCGACCAGCGCGACTTGCTTGCTCAATTTTTGCCCGATATTGAGCGATTTCCTTGTCTGCTCTGCTATGAATCCAACCTTCATCGGTCAATTCAAAGAATTCCTCTAGTATATTTTTTACTTCGGGTTCGTATTCTTTCGCGTTAATCTGTCGTGCAACAGACGTTAAACCGCTGTTCAACGGTCGTTCATGCAGATAGTAGATATCGAGAAGTCGCCTGTAGATTGCATCTTCGATCAATGAAAGATGCCGAGTGTGGCTTGAATAATCGCCAATGTTGAATTGGTAATAGTGCATTTGCTTTCCCTTGCCAGATGGCAGCAATCCCAAAGAAAAAGAAAAAGGCAGGACAATGGGAGTTTGTCTTTTCGGTAGCGAACCTAGCCTTTCGCCAAACATATTACATCACACGAACAATTCCAAGCAGAAATTTTTGCAGTATGGTTTTCTCAAATCCAGCTTGCCAATAATCATCTTTTTGCTGCCGTGATAATTTGCTTCCTTGATCTATTTCTGCATGGCAACTGCTACACGCCCATGCGACATAGCAATCATGTGCCTTAATTCCAAGACCCTTTCCATGCCGCCAAGAGTTGCTATGCGCCGCAACAGTTGTCTCTGGATTGCGATTACATATGCCAGGAATTTGAATCGTACATTCCTGCCCTCTAGCAGCGTCAAGAAGCCGTTTGCTGCGATACATTGCTGCGAATATAGGTAGCTAAGTCCTTCAGCTTTTGATCAGCTAAAACGCTTTCCATTCGCACCTGACCATTCGTAGCTTTTTCGATCAAAGCCGCATGGTGAAAAGAAACAGGCTTCTTTCCGTTTTTGATCTTACTAATTTCTGGTGGCGCAACTTCCATCGCTTGAGCCAATCGCTTCGCTGCTCCGTACTCTTTTAGATATTCCTCTAGTGTCATGCTGCTCCCTTTCATTATCAATTTATAAACATATTACGACATTGTTGCAATTATGCAAATTAAAATGCCGTAATCTATATTATTATTGCAATTTTTGATGACTGGCAAGCATTTTTTTTGTGTTTTCGCGCAAAAAATTGTTGCTTTCGACCCAATTCTAAAGCATCATTCCTATGTAGCACTTTTATTTATAAATTGTTAATTTCAATGTGAGGTTAATTATGAGTCATCAATTACACATCATCAAAGAGCGTAACGAATACAGCATCCAACAAGAAACTGGATGGCGCGTTGACTATGGTTACAAGGGTTTATGTTGGTCAATCAAGCGTGATGATCATTCTTTGATCTGCGAATTTCCAGCAGGTCTAAGACCAGAGCAAAAGCAGCTTGCTCAACTTATCAGTGCGACGCCGGATTTGTTGGAAGCGTTGTATGAAGTCGTGAACCTGTTTGACATCAATGAACTTGATGACGACAAAGTTTCAATCATTCAAAACGCTTGGAAGGCAATTGACAAAGCGACAACTGTCTAAATTGCAGTAACTTTTTTTAATTTTTTTCAAAGTGAGGAAATATCATGGCTCATCAAATTACAATTCGCGCTGACGGTTTCGCTGAGATGGCATTCGTTGGCAAAACCCCTTGGCATGGTCTAGGTCAAGAACTAGATTCCAATGCAGATATGGAAGCATGGCGCAAAGCAGCAGGTATGGACTGGACTATAGAATCTACGCCTGTAACCTATGCGCCAAATAATCATGACGCTCTAAAATTCCCAGAGCGATTCGTTCAATATCGTAGCGATACGCTTGCTCCGCTGAGTGTTGTATCAGCGCGTTACAAGCCTGTTCAGCCTAGCCAAGTATTAGAATTCTTCCATGAACTCGCCCAAGAGCATGGCTTCAAGCTGCACACCGCTGGAACCTTGTTCGGTGGGAAACGTCTTTGGGCATTAGCCGAGACAGGCAAGTTCGCAGAGGTCAGCAAAGATGATGGCATCGGTGGATTCCTGTTGTTATCTACATCTTGCGATAAGTCACTTGCTACTACGGCTCGATTCACCAGCGTCCGAGTTGTATGCAATAACACACTCAGTCTCGCTACCAAGAGCGAGGATTATGTTTCATTCACGCATCTTACCGAATGGGACAGCACTAAGATGCGCGACAAGATTGCACAACAGGTTGAATCGTTTGGTGCATTTATGGAAATGGCTAAATTGCTCAAGCGGCAAAAATGTACAGAAGTTACTGCGCGTGATTTCCTCAAGCAAATTCTTTTCAGCGCGAAAGAATTGCAAACTTTAGAACCAGCGACCATCGATAAATATCGCCCTTATTGCAAGATCATGGATCTATTCAACGGTCAGGCGAAAGGCTTTGAATTAGATGGCGTCAGAGGAACTCGGTGGGGTCTTATGAATGCAGTCACAGAATATCTTGACCATCATTCACCTGCGCGATCTGATGATGCGCGATTGAACTCCGCATGGTTCGGCAATGGCGATGCAATCAAACAAAAGACAGTAGAACTATTAGCAGCTTAACTATCCGCGGGGGAGCAATCCCCTGCTTTCAAAGCGAGGACATAATGAAAATTGAACCAATCGAAAGATACATCGGCTCATATAGAACCAATACGATCTCTGGCTATGATGTCGGTCAGATCAACATGATTCTTGGATTCTCACCAAACAAGGAAGATGATCCAGATAAGGTAGTGCATTCTTGGCAATTCACTCTGAATGGCTATGAGTGTGCGATATGGGATTACAAGGGTTCTCATCACCATAAAAAGTTTTCAATATACGATCCACACAATGTGCTTGGACATCTATTCGTTATTGATAAGAAGGAATTTTAAGATGAAATTATTTTCAACTGATGATTGGTTATCAAAAAGACCACGACTGATTTTTTTCTTACTCGTGCTACTCTATATTGCTGTTGGAACTTTGGAGGCATCATGGTAAGTCAAAATGGCCTAAAAGAATCGGATCATTACATCTACACCCCAAGCACAACTGATGTAACTATTCGATGGAAGTCTATCTATGGTTGGGTTCCACCAACTGAAGATCCGAAGTACAGAAGGAAATGGGCTGAGTTTCGTAGGCTCTTAGCGGCAGGTATAGAAACATTCGATAAGGCAAAGAAGTAATCTTTCAACGTATTTTTCGAGGTGATATATGAGTGCAATTGCAAAAGCGTTTGTTAAGGCACAATCAGAATTTGGTGCTGCATTAAAAACTTCCACTAACCCACATTTCAAAAGTCGCTACGCTGATCTAGCAGCTTGTGTAGAGGCAGTCATAGATGCTCTGAATAAAAACAACATCGCACTAATCCAGCAAACATTTGAATCTGACAATGGGGTAACAGTAGAAACTGTATTCCTACATGAGTCTGGCGAAGAATTGCGATCAGGAAAGCTCCATGTGCCTGTTGTAAAGAATGATGCACAGGGCTATGGTAGTGCTTTGACGTATGCTCGTAGATATTCCCTGCTCGCCGCGAGCGGTCTTGCTCCAGAAGATGACGATGGTAATGCTGCTGCCAAAGCAAAGCCTGTCAGCGCAAAGCCAATCACGCAAGATGAATGGGACAAGCTATCAGCCGAAGATCAAGATTGGCTTAGATCATTAGCAATGGATGCCATAAAATTTTTGCACGATGACAAGGTTGCCGAGGCATCTGATTACATTCGCGGATTGCAACTAGAAGCCACAATGCAGACAGCTTTTTGGCATCTCTTTGATTCTAAGCAACGATCTGCAATCAAAAAATATAGGGAAGGACAAAAATGAGTTCTGTAAATAAAGTGATTCTGATTGGCAATCTTGGGCGAGATCCAGAGATTCGCTATACACAAGCAGGTGATGCAGTCGTTAATCTATCCATTGCTACTGTTGAGAAATGGAAAGACAAAGCAACAGGATCAATGAAAGAATCAACTGATTGGCATCGCGTAGGAATTTTTGGCAGACCAGCAGAAGTAGCAGCGCAATATCTGAAAAAAGGCTCACAGATATTTGTTGAAGGAAAGATCAAGTACAAAAAATATACAGACAAACTAGGCCACGAAAAAGTCGTTGCGGAAATTCTGTCTGATAATTTTAAGATGCTTGGCAAACCAACAACAGAGCGTTCTCAATCGATGCCAAAAAATGAGCCTGATGAAATACAAGACGATGAAATTCCTTTTTGATGGAGGACTTATGAAATACTTATTTGCTTTGTGGTTAGCTATTACAGCACCTCTCGTCTATGCTAGTTGCACTTATCACACTTATTGTGATGGCGGTCGCTGTGTGAATTGTTCAACTTGTTGTTATGGGAATAGTTGCCAGACAAGTTGCTATTGATTAATGAGGGAAAGCAGTTGAACATCAAAAGATGTCAAGGATAGGCTGTGAGTACCTCACCCCATCAATGGGGGAAAGCGGATACTGTAGTTCGGCATATGCCCCCACGCGGCAGAAGTTCTACAGCGCAGCGAGTACCCCGCCTTTCAAAGTGAGGAATTATGAAAGAGTTTGTCACCGATGCAGATGTCGAGAAAGCAATCGACTTCCTACGATTCGAAGCTAACAAAGCTGCCGAAGCTAAAGCCCATCGAATCTACATGACAGAGTATCGCAAGGTAGTTAAAGCGAACGTCATGCAACGATTCATCAATCAGCCCCATACGACACAAGAACGTAACGCATACTCTGATGCGGAGTATGTCGCTCATCTTAAAGCAATGAAAGAAGCTATAGCGCAGGATGTTTTCTATGAATGGAAACGTGGTGCAGCCGAAGCAACTATAGAAGCATGGCGCACACACAATGCAAACAAACGAGGCGAAGGGAAATTAGGATGAGTTATATAGTACAGGTTGCTAACAACAATGCTGATCAATTCTGCGAGGAATTTTTAGATTGGCTTCCAGAGAATCTTCATGTCTATTATGCATTTGAAGAAGAAGCAATACGCATACATAAACGAGGATTCAAACATTATTCCGCTAGAACAATCGTTCATGTATTAAGACATCATTCAGCAGTAAGTGAGAGTGGTAGCCAATGGAAAATTAACGATCATCATAGTCCTTATCTGGCAAGATTGTTTGATATTTTCAATCCTTGGTATGAGGGCTTATTTGAATATCGCACTACTAAAAAACCTAAGAGGCAATGTGATGACTAAAGAACAATTCAAAAATTTGCTAGAAAAATTATCTTTCGATGATGTCGCAAAAGATTTAATGCTGACAAGCTACATGGTCGGATACGACAAAGGAAAGATAGATGGCTTATCAGAAGCCATTGCTATAGCAGAACAAGGCCTACATAAAAATGCCATTAGACAATGAGGACACTATGATTGATGATTCTAACTTAGCTCAATGCTGCTCCTGTGGATTCGTAGATTATTGGGATGAGATACCAAAAGGCCGATGCCCTTGGTCTGAGGACTATTTAACAGAGTGTCCTCGCTGTGGTGATGTCGATAACTTTGCAGACTACACCGTAGAGAGAGCCGCTAGGATCGAAGCCAAGCTGAAAGAGAAAAATACATGAATAGAGAAGACATTATCCGCATGGCGCAGGAAGCCGCCATTATGCCGCCTAATTGGGGAGCTACTGAGAACCAATGGCGCAGTCTGGAAGCCTTTGCCAACCTAGTCGCAGCAGCGGAGCGCGAGGCGTGTGCGAAATTTATAGAGCAAGAATATGTAAGGCAATTTGATGAGCCGTGGCGTGACAATTTAGCTAAAGCTATCCGCGCAAGGGGGCAAAAATGACTTATGGACAATGCTCAAGTTGCGGCGGGTTTTGCAAGAAATCAGGATGCGAGCGTGAAAACGTGAAGCCTGAACCGGAGCCGGTGGCGCACTCCGTTATTGCTGGCGCACTATTTGATTTCATGGGCTGGCTCACCTCGCGCAAAGAGCGCATTGTGCTTTCCTCTGCTGATAACGCCTCGCCAGCTGTTGAGGTCATCACTGAATTTGCAAAGATGCGAGGGCTGTCACTGGATGATGCGAAAGTTCAAGACTGGAACACCGCCCCACCACAGCGCGAATGGGTTGGGCTGACGGATGAGGACATGAATAAGCTGCGGCACTTAGTAGACTGGACTGCTGGTTGGACATATGTGGACTTTGCAAAAGCCATCGAAGCCAAGCTAAAGGAGAAGAACAGTGGATGAGGATAAAGCAGAAATAATGCCAAATATAGATTACATATATTCGGCTGTGATAGCGGACAGTGAGGCACTGGAAGAGGCGAAGATGACGTTGGAGATCATTAAGAAAACTGATCCGGGCGTTTACGATGAGATGATTAACGACACGCTTTCTTTGATTCGCAAAGCGTTGAGCAGTTCTATCCTTAGTGTTGTCGATAGGATGGTTAAA